CTCTCTCCTATATCTGTACCCCATAAATTCAAACCATTACTATCTTCATATACAGTAGTACTAGGATTACTAGGATCATATTTTAGGCCTAAAAAATTACCATCATATCCAGCATAATTATCAGGATACTGATTAGATTGTGTAGCCTCTGTAGCTATAGAGCTACTATTAGTAGTTTGATAAGTCCATGGTACTGATCCTGTTAAAATACTAAATCTCTCATCTCCTAAATAATAATATATAATAGTTTGCCCTGTTCCAGAGCCTGAAGTATTAGTAAAAAAGCATTTTAATTTAATACATAATCTAGGCATTATTATATCATTATCTGTAGCTACATTCATAGCACTAAAAAAGCTCCATTCTTCGCCCTCCTCCTCCCAAAATTCCTTACCTGATTCATATCCTACACCATCATAATAATAATGAGCATCAATAGGAGTTATCTCTACAGTACCTCTAATTATAATTTTTTGTTCAGCTATCTTATTAGATAAGGCTGTACTATACTGAGTTCCTACAGGCCATCCTGGAGCTGATGTATCTGTAATTCCTGTAAGCTTTACTGGATCTGCTCCAGTACCAAAAGTAGAATAAGTACCTACCCCATCCTCCATACTATTATAATTAGCTGGATTTCCTAGCTGAGTAGCTAGTATATTATGATTATAAATACTTTTAAAAGAATATAAAGGAGCTATAAAAGTTTCTTTACCTCCAGCTAATTTTTGAGTAGGATCAGCTATTTTACCTGAATAAAAGGAATCATACTCTATAGCTACATCAGTATTAGTATTTCTATTATGATAAAACATCAAATTAGAAGTATCTAGATTACTATTATCAGCTGAGCCATGATTAACTAAAGGAGATTGTAAAAACCAGCAGCAATTACCATCAGCTATTTCAGATGGGCCTGATGATGATAAAGCATCTTGTATAGGAGTAATCATTAATCTAAGCTGTACAGATGATACTACTTCCTGTAATACTTTATACCAGCTCCACTTACTACCATCAGGATTATTAAATACTATAGTATTAATTTTTATTAAAGCTAAAGGATCATGATTTACATCTCTAAGCCATGTAGTATCTAAAGTACCTCCATCATTCATAGCTCTATTATAGTAAAAAGGCTGATGAGCTATAAATCTTTTTTTCTCATCATCAGCAGTAGTCCAGAATCCAAAATCTGTATGATTACAAGTAATTAAATTCAAACCACTTTTAATAAGATATAATAATGATCTTTGCCCTCCATATACATCCTGATCAAAATACTTATATTTTAATTGAGTTAATCCATCTACAGCTTTAATAGTAATAATTCTATTAATACTTTTATCATTTAAAACTGATAAATCTCCTAGTACTGCTCCTATCCACCATCTTCTGTAGCCTCCAGTAGCAGCTGATCCCTTTTCTATTAATAAAGATAATTCTCCTTCATTTTCTGAAGCTCCTACTAATAAATCATCTATTATCTCCTCCTGAATACTAGTACTAGTAGTACCTGATATATTAGCACTATCTAAAAGATAATTAAAAGTAATAGATGTAGTTTTTAAAGGAGCTAACATAGAATCATTAGAGCCTCCCATATCAAAAGTAAAGCCATCAGAAGTAGTATCAAAAGTTATAGTACTTCCTGTACCTGTTTTTTTATATATAGATATTCTCCATCTAACATCATCAGTATTAGATACTCCATTAACATTAGTACAAAAAAATTCAGATTGATACTTTAAATACATCTAGCAGCATTTTTTATGTTTTTTGCCTTTTTTATTTCTATTAGGTACTATAGCATTAATTATTTTATCTATATAAGTAAATACCTGATTATCCTTTTCAGTAGGAGTTAAATTTACTATTACTTTTGCTAAAGCCATTACAGCTATTAATAATTCTAAAAAATTTGCTTGAATAAAATCTATCATAATATATAATTTAAAAATTAGTTTGACTTCCTGATACTCTATCTTTAGTAATAGAAGATCTATCACTACTTAATAAAATATCTGATCCTGATATACTTCCATGTAATTTACCATTACCAGTATTATCTATCATTCCTTTAAGTTTATCTAGAGGAGCTATTACTTCAGGATTTACCATGCTAGTACCAGCTCCCTCTCCTACCATAGCTAAAGTAGCTCCTGATACAAGTCCACCATCTGCAAAAGGAGGTATCATCTGATTAAATAAAGTACCTACTACAGCTCCAGCTCCAGCAGCTAGTATAGCATTTAAAGGAGGAGGTACAGATGCAAAAATAGAGGCTGCTAAAGAGGCTGTAGCTTCAGCTGTCTTAGCTGCTATTACATCTCTAGTGTTTCTTAATATACTCTCTCCCATAGCTTCAGCTCCTCCATCAGTAGCATTAGCCATACCATCAAAAGCTGACTGAGTAGCCTGTTCTAGCTCCATAATTTTCTCAGTCATAGAATCAGTATCTAGATTACCTTTTATATTAAATAATGGATTACCATCATCATCAGTAGGTACATCTTCTCCAGGTACTATACCATCTATTACTACTTCAGCATTAAGCTGTAAACCATCTTCTCCCTCTCCTCCTCCTCCATCATCAGTAGGAGTAAGTAAGCCATCCATTAATCCACTTACTGAATCTTTAATACCATCTACAGCTCCTGATACTTTACCTTTTATATTGTTTAAAGTAGCATCTAAATCTTCCTCATCTATAAGCTCTACCTGTTTCCTAGTTTGGATATTATTCATCATATTATCCCACTTCTCAGCAGTATTACTAGCAAACTCTGATACATTACCTTTCATATCATCCACCATCTGATCAAAAGATTCTTTAGGAGATCTGAAATTTATTACATCTTCTATTATATTTCCTAATCCTTGAAACAGGCTTACTATATTATTAATACCTAGTTTAAAAAACTCCCATACAGCCTGAAAAGCAAAGCCTATACCTTCTACAGCTATCCTAGCTAATTGAAATTCATTATAGGCTGTAATTACGAAATTAATTACATCTACTATTTTTTCTTTTACTATATCCCAGTTCTTAGCTATAAATCCTATAGCTATTACTATCCCTCCTATTATTACTCCTATCCCTGATAGCATCATCATAGATCTACCAAAAGCTACCATAGCTACTCTAGCAGTTCTAATTACATTCACTACCATAGAAAAGGCTGCTACTAGTTTACTAATAATAATCAAAGTAGGCCCTAAAGCTACCATAGCTAAACCTAATTTAACTATCTTCTCTCTGCTCTCCTCTGACATACTAGAAAACTTATTAGCCATATTAGTAAATACAGTAGCTATTTTAGTAGCTATAGGCATTAAAGCCTCTCCTAATTGTACTCCAGCAGCCTGTAAACTAGCTAAAGCCTGTTGAAATTTAAAAGCTGAAGTATCAGAAGTAGTTTCAAAAGCATTATTAACAAAGCCTTGAGCCTCTCCCATATTATCTAGTATATCTATATAATTTTCTGATTGCTCTCCTACTATACCTAGTACTCCTTTTAAGGCTTGAGATTTACTAAAAAATTCTGATAGAGGTATTCCAGCTGAGCTAAATTGCTCCTGAAGCATTAATAAAGTATTCTGTAATCCATTCTCTCCTAAAAATTCTCTAAGATTATCAGCACTCATAGCTCCCCCCTCCATTCCAGCAGTAGCCTTAGCTAAAGCATCTTCAGCCTTAGGAGTAATCTTAGCAAAGCTCATCATAATACCACTTAATCCAGTAGTAGCATCAGTAGCTGAGCCTGTAGTTCTTGTATAAGTAGAAATCATAGCTCCTACCTCCTCCATAGATATCCCTAAATTAGCAGCTAATCCTAGCTGAGATCCTAGTACATTAGCTAACTCCTCAGATTTAAACATTCCACTCTGTACCATAGAGCCAAATATATCTAAAGCTTGAGATGATGATAATACTTCCTCGCCATAGGCATTTTGAGCCGCCGCCGCCACTACGGACAAACTTTCCATATCTCCTAATCCAGCAGCTGAGCCTTTAGCTACACTCTCTAAAGCACTCATAGCACTTTCAGCATCTAATCCAGCTGAAGTTAAAAAGTATAAACCATCTGCTAATTCTTTAGGAGATCTAGCTACCTCTCCTGATAAATTTAGTACTGCATCTCCTAAATCATCTACAGCATCTTTAGGAAGTCCTACTAGAGTTTGAATTTTAGTCATTGAAGATTCAAACTCTGAAGCTGTTTTAATAGCTACAGCTCCTAAGCCTATTAAAGGCATAGATACATTTTGAGTAAGAGATGAGCCTACAGCTCCTATTTTTTTACTAAATTTATTGAGTTTGCCCTCTATTGATTTTAAGCCTGAGGTAAAGGCTTTAGAATTTAATTTTAAAAATACAGATAAAGTTTTATTAGTACCCATTATTAATCCTCTTTATTTATTTTATTAGCTTTATTTATTAGGTACATCGCCTTATTTTTTTCAGATTCTAAATCTTTTATTTTACTTTTTTTCTCCCAGTCAAAAGTAATTAAATCAGTTTGCTTTATTTGATGTTGTTTTTTTCTATCTTTATTTATTAGAGCTGTAGTTTGAAATCTTAATCTCTCCCATTCATACCTCTGTAATAAATCTTCATACTGTTTTCTATGATCTAATTTTAGCTGGAGCTGTCTAGGAGTAAAATCCCAAAACTCATCTAAACTCATATCTAAAAAACCTAAAGCTAAACCCATTAAATCCTCAAAACTAGGAGGATCTATTTCTTCTTCTGTTTCTTTTTTTTTTCATCTTTATCTAAAGTAGCTAGAGATTCGCTAAAAATCTCCATAGCTTCATTAAAAATATCCATCCCCTCCTCATCTATCCAATCAGCTACATCATCAGAGGTATAATTAAAATCCTTTTTGGCTCTCCTAGCTCCATGCTTTAATCCACAGTATATAAGAGAGATAGCTGAGGTAAGGCTCATATCTTGCCCTACCTTACCTAAATCTTTTAAACTAGTATTTGTAATATCACACCACTCCCCTAGAGCAGCAAAGCCATAATGGATAGGCCTCATCTCTTTACCTATTGCTATAGTTTTTTGATTTGTCATAATTTATAAATTTTCTTAAATATAAGAAAAAAAAAATTATACATCAGAATCTACTAAGCTCCCAGTACCTTGAATAGAAACAGAATAAGTACTCCACTCTCCTACACTACCAGCAACAGCAATAGAAGTAATATATCCATATCCTATATACTTACTAGCTCCAGTTTGTCCAGTAGTAGTAGAAAATTGACATCTTATCTTAGTTCCAGCCTCTAAAGATGGATACCATCCTGTAGCTGAATCTCCATCTCTTACAGGTACATCAGCACTATCACTATCTCCATCAGTAAAGAACGCCTCGCAGTCAATAGTCCAGCTCCTAGCTCCATTCATAAACTCCTTATTACCATTAGAATCTTTAGAAGAGATGTCTATAGTTTCTTGATTTATATTTAAAGTACAAGTAGTAGAGCCTCCTACAGCAGTATAAGATGATCCTCCTGATAGATCTACTCCTAATACTAAATTACTTCCTGAAATTGTTTTAACAGCCATTTTTTATTATTTTTTATTATTATACATTAATTATGCTACAGCTAAAGTTCCTGTACCTTGAATAGATATACTATAAGTACCAGCATCTTCTACCCCTCCAGTAGCACTAAAAGAAGTTATAAATCCTGATCCTGTATATTCTAGAGTACCTGAATCAAACTCTACATCTACTTTAGTAGGATATTGAGCTACTCCATTTTGTGAAGCTGTACTATCTCCATACATTCTAGCAAAAAGAGTACTAGGATTTACTGTAGCTAGTTCATCATAAAATACTTCTGCATCTATAGTCCATGAAGTAGATAAACCTATAAATTCTTTTCTATCTCCTGAAGATTTATCTGTACATTCTCCCATATCAGTAGTTATATTTACAGTACACGAAGTAGCAGCAGCTACAGTAGCAGTACCTGTATAAGTAGCTGTATCATCTATTTTTATTTTCATGTTTGTACCATTAATTATAGCCATGTTTATTTATTTTTAAAATTATTATCTTTTTTATTATCTTCTTTTTTGTCTTTTGTATTAATTTCTATTTTTACTTTTTTCTCCTTTTTTTCTTTTACTAAATTTAGATCATCTTCTATAAAGCCTTTTTTATATAAATATAAATAAGATGATTTATCCATAGGATTTACCATCTTACCAGCTTTACCATATACACAATCTTTAGTTAATTTTACTTTATACATATCTTTATTTTAATGATTTATACTTTTCATATATATAATCTTTTACCTTTTTATATATTATATCAGTAGGCTGAAAAGGAGCAGCATCTACATTGATATTATGAGTTTGAGCTTCATTAGGTATAAATAATAAAAATTCATACATTCTAAAACCTCCTGAAGTTTCTCCAGTAGTAATAGTACCTATCTGACTAAACCAAAATCTCTCATCAGCTCCTCCAGTCATAGTATCAGTATTTCCAGCTATACTATTATTTTTTAGTATTTGCCCTGTAGTTAATTTTGGATTATATACAGAATTAAAATACTCAAACCATCCAGCCTGATTTACTGTACCTCCAGTATAATCTTTACTACCTCCCAAAGATAAGCATAAAAAATGATAATCCCCACCCCAATAAGCTGCTGAATTAGTACTACTTATTAATGTTCTCTCTCTACTAGCTCCATCAAAAGTTTTACCATTAGGATTAAATTTTATAGTAATATCTGTAGTACCTTTTTTATGAGATAAAATAATAGGATTTTCATCTGTAGATCCATTAGCAGCTCCTAGTAAATAATTTTCCTCCGATTGTACTTCAGGCTTATAAACCATGATAAACATAGCTCCAAAAGGCAAATTAATTTTACTATTAGGATATGCTGATTCTACTGAATTTTGTAATATATTTTTACCAGTAAAATATAAATAAGATTTAACTCCAGTAGCCTCAGTATAAGTAGGCCTAAAAAGAGTAGATACATTACCAGCAGTAAGATACTGTAATACTGATGGATTACTATAAGTATTAGTAGTATGAATATATTTTAAGCATTTAGTTTTACCTAATTTATTAAAAACGTATATAGGTAAATCATAAGGATTACCACTTCCAGCATACACTTTATCCTCATAACCTACAGAAGATCCATCTCCTCTCCTCATTAATTCCTTTTGTGTAAAATCATAAGCTAATATAAGAGGATTAGTAGGAGTATATCCATCTGAATTTTTTATATCATAATTTAACTTTAATACATCATCATAATAATATACATCATACTCTAATCTTCTAGTAAAGATATTAAGTTTATCAAAGTACTCATCTTCCTCATCCATGTAAAAAATATGAGATATATCTATATTACCTATAAAACTATGATTATTACCTCCCTCATAGTATCCTGGTACATCAGCTAAACCAGCTAAAGATTTATCTACATAATGATCTAATACATCTCTTACTTGCCTACTAATACTATCCATACTTTTATAAGTATTAGATATTACCTGTAGCATTACTTTAGTATAAATCATATTAGGATTATCATCTTTAGAAACTATATACTCAGTAAAATTATGATATACTATAGCTGGATAGTTTGTACTGCTACTTATATTATAATTAGCATTTTGAGGCATTACTACAGGATATATAGCTCCATTATTTAAATCCTCAATTTTATCTTTTAGTATTATATGTAAAGCTTTACCTATCATTAATCTGTGATTCTTTTATACATACCATGCTTATCAATAATTTTTCTTTTTATTTCGTTATATTTATTACTTCCAAAAGTTAAAGCTTCAGGCCACATAACAAAATCATATATATCTATAGGAGAGTTCATATCTAAAGTACCAGCTCCATTAGTATCATAACTAGTTATATCGCTATGTAAAGTAGAGAAATTAAATAAATACTCTTTAAAAGTTTTACCTGTTTCAGCTTGATCATCCCAATATACAAAATCATCTTTATCTCCATATACTGAAAAATCAGATGATAAAATTAATTCACTATATCCCTCTATTTCAGTATTATCTCCAGCTTTTCTTTTAAAGCTTACAGCAAAATATAAAGGATCTTCAAAGCTTATATCAGGTAAAATACCAAACATAGGCCAAGAAGTAAGAGCAGCAAAAAATGAAAATCCTCTCTCCTCATCTGCTCCAGCTCCATCATCCTGAAAAGCTATCCCTCCTATCTGTAAGGAGCATATACCAGTAGTACTCATATCTCCCACTATATTAGAATCATAAAAAATACATCCACTAGCTGAAGATGTACTACTTCTTTTAAATAAAGCTGAAGCTGTATATCTAGTATCTGTACCTGTCTTAGATCCAGGCATTTTTAAAACTGAAAAAAAAGTAAATTCTTTATATTTTCTATTTAATCTATCTGTATCTTTTGAAGATAGAAGATACTTACTACTACCAAATTCTAAATAATTATTACTAAAATACTTAGGAGGATTATTAGTATCTTTTTTTATAGTAGGCCTATTAGTATTACTAATACCTGATGGATCATAAAAATTTTCATATATACCATCTAAAGTATTACTAGATATATTACTATTATCTGATACTAATACTGATGGAGTAAATAGATAATTTACACCTTGATCTATTGTAATAGGCTGGGTATATAACGGATCATCAAAAGGATTTAAATTAGTAGCCATTAAATTCAAATCAGTAAATTTTAATAATATATCAGCTCCCCAAGTACTTAAATCATCTATATATAACATATCAAAGTTTAAAGTATTTTTATATACTTCTAACTTCTCATCATAGCTCTCTATAGAATCTATAAAAGCTAAATACTGTATCTGTAAACCTCCTACATACTGTACCTCTCCAGTACTAGCTGGAGCAAATCTTCCATATTTATTAGCTCCATCTGTAGTACCATATCCTATACCATCAGTAGAATTACTATTATATGAATTTTTATATCTATGAAGCTGATTAATAATTAATGTAGATAATTGATTTACTACTGCATAGCTTTTATCCATTACATTTATTTCTACAGATACTCTATTATTAGGAGATCTTACTTCTTTTACTTTATCAGGATTATTTTTTTCTACTGAATAAGAAATAGCTGGAAGTCCTACATTTTGAGGTATTATATTAGGATATATATTATTACCTACTACATTATAAATATCATACTGAGGATTATTACCATCAGCTCCATATCCTATTAATAACCATTTTAAAGCTGTTCCTATCATATTACATCCTCCAAAATTTACTTATTAATGATTTTACTCCCTCTAATATATTTTTACCTACTATACCTTTAGTACTTTCAAAAGCATCAGCTAAAAAAGGAGTAGCCTTACTAGTCATTCCTCCTCCTCTAGTTTTATGTTTATATGCAGCAAAAGCTACATACCATCCTTTATTTTTATCTTTTTTTCTATACCTAGCTCCTACTCTTACTCCTGTTCTAGTTCGCCATCTTCCTACAGATTTTTTTAGTATTTTAGTTTCATCTATAGGAGCTGTAGCTTTCATTACTGTAGCCATAGGCTTAGCAGCATCAAATACTATTTTATTAATTTCAGTATTAGCTTTCCTTTCAGAAAATTTATCTTTAATACGATCTAAACCCTTTATTAAATCTCTTAATTCTGATGATGATAATTCTAAATCTATAGGCTTAGTACTCATTATCCTAAATTATTATCTGTAAGATTACATCTTATTATTATTCCTTTACCTCTCCCTAGTGTTTCCATACTCATTATATTCCAGTATTTAGATTCATAAAGTATCTCAAAATAATCCTCAGGAGAAATAGTACTACTGTTCATCTGAAGATCAGAATCATATCTGACTAAAAAATTAATTTTGCTTTCAGCTCTTATAGTATCATCTTCTACTTTTTCATTACCTTTAGTACCAGTAGTAATTAATTTGGCCCATATAGTTTTAAGTAGAGTTTTACTTTTAGTAATTTCTCCATAATCATTTTGAGTACTAGTATTATAGTAAACATCTATAGGAGTATCTAACTCTCCAGCTTTTAAGATTTCACTTTTAGCCATTTTTAGTAAGTTTTAAATCTATATGGATCTAGTAAGTATTCAGAGGCCTTAGGTAATCTACTTACACTATCCTCTCTTTTTTCATACATAAAGCCAATTATAAGTAATATAGCTGATTTTATAGCTTCAGGTACATCATCAGCAGAAGTACCATATCCAGCCTTAAATTTAATCTCTATAGCATCAGCTCTATCATATATAGTAGGTAAACTAATACTCTTTTGAATTTCTATAAATCCTTTTTGATTAATAAAAGTATGTACTGAGTATTCTGTATTTTCCGTCCATGTTTGCTGAGCATCAGCACTATCATAATACTTTACATGAGTAATACTATCTAAAGGAGCATAAGGTAATACTATTTGATTTAAACCATCTTTACCTACATATCCTCCAGTAGTTAAATAAGTTCCATTAGATAAGCTAGTAGTATAATGATTAGATACATATACATCATCCCAAGTTTCCATATACATAGTGTACTGAGTTTCTAAAAATCTACTATTTGTATAATTCTGAGCTACTTCTACAGCTGCTCCTATCATAGTAGTAATTAGAGTATCTTCAGCAGTATTAGACACCCTTAAAAAACTTTTAGCTGTAGCTAAAGATATTAAGTCTGTATATGTAGCAGTAGAATTTAATTGTAATTTAACCATTTTAAACCTTTATAAAATAAAAAAGGAGGAGGTACTCCCCCCTCCCTTTTCAAAAATTAATAACTAAATATACTAAGCTACTACAGTAGTATATTTAACAAAACTAGCTCCACTAGCTACCTTCCAATCATAGTGTTGATTGACTACTAATCTTACTGCATTTTCAGTAGCAGCAGAATAAGGATCTACTAAAATAGAAGTAGGCCCAAAAGTAGCAAAATAGACTCTAGAGAAATCTCCAAACATTCCATCTCCACTAACACCAGTAGAAGATGCTGGAGCAGAGCTAAACCATCCTGGATAACCAGCTAAACTATTATCTACATATAATGGATAAGTAGATGATACCTGAGCCTCTTGCTTAATAGCTGAGTATAATTCAAAACTATTTACAAAACCTAGATTACCATCTAATCCATGATCATTAGCTATAGTTTGAATAGCTTCTAACATATCACTAGCGATAGATCCAGCTCCAAAAGTAGCCTCAACAAAATCCAAAGTACCTGTAGTACCTACAATACATCCAGGCCCAGCAGCAGCATCAGTACTAGCAAACATATTAGCATCTATTTTAGCAGCTATTTGTCTACCCATATCTCTCATAATAGCAGCCTCTGCTCCATTTCCATTTTGCATTAATATAACATTACTCACATTTGAATAACCATTAATACGATTAGGAGATAAAGTAATTTTAGTAAAATCAGCAGATGTATCAGTACCAGCAGCATTTTCAGCGGCCCATGCTACAGCATTAGCTCCAGTAATAGGTACTACTGTATCAGCAGCTAAAGTACCTAAATTAGTTAATCCTACTTGACTATATAAAGCTCCTTCTACTAAAGCATCAGCAAAAGCCTCTACAGCTACTGGCTGTATAGCAGATGTAGCCTGATCTACTATAGCTCTTTTTTCAGCTTTATTAGTCATCCAGCTAGGAAGTCCTATACCATTCATAGATGATCTATTTTCAGCCTCTGCCTCTTTGTGCATCTCAGCCTCTACTCCTGTAAGTTGGCCTCCATTTTTAATTTCTCTTACAGCTTTAAATAAGCTCCAAGATTTCATCTCTTTTTTAGCAGCCTCTTGATCGGTTTGTACAGACATATTAACAGCTATAGATTTATTTAGCTGCTCTTGTCTTTCAGCTATTGCAATTTTTTTATCTAAAGCTTTAATCTCTGTATCAAAACCCTCCCAAGAATTTTGCTCATCATCAGTAAGATCTCTATCCTCTGATTTCGCAGTATCCAATATAGCCTCCATAGTTTCCACTAGCTCAGCTCTATTTTCTTTTAAAGTAATTGAGTTCATTTTAATACAATTTTTTAAGTTTTAATAATTTGATTCTTTTATCTAACATATCTCTATTTATAGTATCTTGTTTTTTAGTTTCTTGTTTTTCTTTTTTAGTTCTATAATTATCTAAACTCCTTTTACCAGCCTCTGCATCAGGGTAAGCTGGGTAAACGACTGGAGATACATCTAATAATCTTCCTACCTTTTTTATAGTTCTTATAGTCATTCCATTTTCATCTTCATCCCAATCATCCTCCTCTACTATAAAACCAAAGCTAGATTGAGTTATATTACCATTTTCTAAGTTTACTAATAAATCATTACCTGTAGTAGTATCAGGAGCTGTAAAATTATATTTTAAACCTCTCTCATCTACTGATAAAGATAAAGTACCAGCTGTAGTTCTTCCTAGTATTAAATTAGGATCATGATTAAATAAAGCTCTTACATCATTATCTAGTACACCATTAAAAGCTTCAGGATCTATTTTTTCTCTAAATCCTCCTAGATTTTCAGATAGAGCTGGATTACCATCAGTATCAGTAAATACTGAAGCATAACCTACTACCTCTCTACTCTCTGCATTTTCTACTCTTATTTCTGAATTAGTAAAGTTTCTTCTCTCTAATCCTTCTATGTTATTTTTCTTTTTATCCATTTTGATTTTCATTATCATTATTAGTTCTTCCTACTTCTCCTAAATTTAAAGGTACATAATACTCATCTCCATTATTTACCTTATTCATATCCTCCATAGATCGTATATCATTAGGAGATAAAGCTCCTACATTAAATAGTTTAGTATAGTAATCAGCTCTACTATTTACATCTCCTCTCAGCAGTTCATTAGTTCTAAACTTACAAAAGTGAGTACCTTGTTCTTTAGTACTTAATAATTTTCTGTTTAGCTCTTGCTCCCAGTTTATAAGGTAAGGAGTTAAAGTATATTTAGCAAACTCTAAACTCTGCTGCTCTATATTAGAGTAAGTACTCCTAGATAAATCTCCAATAAGATGAGGAGCTAATCTGAAGATCCTGGCTATCTCAGCTACTGAGAAATTCCTACTCTCTATAAAAGCTGAATCAGCTAAAGGCATCGCTATAGGCTTAAATTTAGTACCATTTTCTAGTACAGCTGTACTATGAGAATTTGCTAATCCTGAGTATCTATTTGCCCATGAAGTTCTAAGCCTATTAGCAGCCTCATCAGTAAGTACTCCAGGATGCTCTAATACTCCTGATAAATTAGCTCCTTGAAAAAAATTAGATCCATATTGCTGAGTAGCTAAGCCAAAGCCTACAGCCTCTTTACAAGCTTGTATAGGAGATTTACCTACTAAACCATTAAAAGATAATCCTACTATATGTAGTATCTCCATAGAGCTAAAAGTTCCTAAATCTTTTACTTTGTAATATGTTTCTCCATCATCTCCTACAGCTACCTCTACTTTATCAGGCTGGAGTATTTCTAAAGCTATAGGCCTACTACCTCCATTTCTTATAATTAAGCAATAAGCATTACCCCAAAGGAGTAAGCTGTTCATCATAGTATTAATAAAAGTAAATGATGTATATTTTGTATTAGGAGATGTAGATAATAATTTATTTAAAGGTATTTTTTCATCTACATATTTAGAGCCATCTTTATCCTTACGATATACGTTAAGAGGCAAACTAGCAATAGTTTCAGATAATAATCTTACTGCTGCCCATACTGCTGGTAATCCTATAGAGTTATCCTCACTTACTCGCACTCCACTAGATGAGCCACCTATAGCTCCTAGAGTAAAATTAGATGCTGATCTTTGCTCTTTAGGTTTGTAAAAAAAATCTAGTAATCCCAAAATAGACTATTTAGGTTAGTTAATTACCAAAGATACAAAAAAAAAAGAGGTATTACTACCCCTCTTTTAAATTTATAAATTCATTTCTAGCTGGAGTTTATTAGGATTCCATTCATAATAAAATAAAGTATAAAAATTACCTCTATTAAATTTATCTCTAAATTGCTCTCTATGTAGTAGAGGAGTATTCCTAGTAATACTCATTTTTTTATCCTTAAAATTAACTATGATAGGTACAAAGCCATACTGGCTATATAGCTTTTTTTGAGGTATAGCTATAAGAGTTTTACCTTTTAAAGTAGGAGCTACTCTATATCCTTTTACTAATTTTTTGATACTGTAGTAATTCATTTTCATATTTTTTCTGTTTCTGTTTATTAATTTTCTGTTGATTGTATTTTTGCATATTAGCTAAATAAGAATCAGGCTTAGAGCTATCTAGAATAAAAGTTCCATTACATACAAAACATCCATCATTTTTTATAAGAGATACTCTCTGACATCTCATACAAAATCTAAATTTTTGATATTCCATTTTTATAAATTTTGATATGAATACTCATAATTATTAATAGCCTCTAACAATCCTTTTTTAGAAATAGGTAGATCTATCTCTCTTAAATTAAAATCTTTGCAAAAATTAAAATACAAATCATCTCTCTCAGCTCTTTTACATTTACTTATAAAGCTGATAGCAGCTTTTTTATTTGCAAAGGCTTTGCATATATTTCTATCCTGATCTTCAGCATTATCCTCAAAGTGTACTATATATATTTTCATTTTATTTCTGTTTATTAATAATTTATAAATTTACATTGTCCTGCCTCCCTATTCATTCTATGTTCAGCACTTATGTAATTTTTCATTTCTTTTAATGTATTTGCAGTAAAGTCCATTTGATAACATATCCATACTTTAAACAATCTGTCATACATTATTTCTATTCTTTTATAAACTCGGTATTTAATATATCTATTTTGCATATCGTTTTGTTTGTTTGTTATAACAAATATAGTCATTTTTGGCTTATAACCTACCTTAAAAGTAAAAAAAGATTAATAGCAAAGCTCCTACCTCTGTTAATTTTTTTAAATTTTTTTTGATTTTTTTTACTTTTAATAGTATTTATAGGTAATTTATACTATTTCTCCATCTAATTTTACTATGTAATTATAAGCTACTCCTGAAAATCTAGCTCTAGGATCTTCCTTTTTAATTTTAGAATATAAACTCCTTTTAGAATTAGCTTTAATATATCCTATTTCTTTATATTCAGTTTTACTATAATCTCCTAAACTCCCTAAAGAATAATCTACTTTTTTGATAACTTTAATAACTTGGTAATTTTTCATGTTTCTAGTTTTAAAAAAAGGAGGAGCTTTTACACTCCTCCCAGTTATTATTATAATGTTCCTATTACTCTAGTTTTTAAAAATCTTCTAGTATAAGTATTACCTTCTTTAGTTTCAGTTATAAACCATATACTTTTTTGAGTTTCTTTTGTTATAGCTTTTACTTTGCTAGTGTGGCCAAAGTTCCATAATAAAGTAGTACCTACTTTAATTTCTCCAGCTGGAGTTCCTTTTACTAAACCTATTTCTTGAAGTTGAATTGTATTTGTCATAATTGTATTTTTTAAATTTATTATTTCTGTTTGTTTGTTATAACAAATATACTACTTTTTTCCTTATAACCTAGCTTAAAAGTAAAAAAAGATTGTTTTTTTTTACTCTACCTCTGTTAATTTTTTTAAAAGTTTTTTAAAATTTTTTGCTTTTTAGGTATTTTATAGGCAAAATCTATATAAATAGTAGGCCTCTATCCTCATAGCTTGACTGGTTATCTCCCTCTAAACCATTAAGATACTCAGCTAAAGCACATACTAAAGCTATTACTCCATCTATTTTTTCAGTACTTTTAGCCTTATTAGGCTTTATATTACCAGCTGGATCTTCTGATATATGTACATTATTTACCATCCATCTAAGTACTGGATTACCTCCATGATTAATCTGTTTAGAGAGTATTAGTTTCTCTAGCATTTTAGTAGGAGCTGATAGAGATACAAATCCCATACCGATAGGATTCATCTTAGCTCCATCATTAATTAAGTTTACTACTAACTGACTAGCTCCCCACCTATCAAAAGCACAAGATATGATATTATATTCCTCAGCTAGATCTTTAAATTTCTGCTCTATATAATTATAATCCTGTACATTTCCAGGAGTTTCTATTATATATCCCTCATCTACCCAAGTTTGATAATTTACTCCATCTCCTAATCCCTCAGCTTTTACCTTAGCCTCAGGTAAAAAGAAGTAAGGTAATACATCAAAATTACCATCTTCATCAGGGAAGATTAATACTAGAGCTGATATATCTCTAGTACTAGCTAAATCTAATCCAGCAAAACAATCTCTCTTAATTAATTTTTTAGGCTCTATAGGAGATATATTACACATCATATAATCATGATCTGAAATCCATAAGCTCTCTGATCCAGTCCACAAATTAAGATGCAATCTTTTAAAGGTATTAGTAAAGCTAGGAGTTATCTCAGCTTTTTTAAATTGTTGCCTAAAGTAAGCCTCCTTAATAATTACTCCCAGTCCAGGATTAGCTTTTCTCCATACCTCCTCATCTTTCCAGTCCATATCAGGCTCAGCTCTAAAAAGTACTGGTAAAAATGATTCATCATCTATTATTTTATCTCTTACTTTTGTAGCATACTCTGACATCTTATAACATATACTATTTTTATCATATCCAGCAGTAGTAATAAATATCTGTAAAGGCTCTCTCCTAGCTCCAGTAGCTGTAGTAAGAGTATCTACTAGCTCAGAGTTTCTCTGAGTATGTAGCTCATCAAAGATTAAAGTACTTATATTAAGGCCATGAGCTGTATTAGATTCAGCAGAAATAGCTTTATAAAAAGAGCCTGTACTCTCTATCGTAATGGAGTTTCTGTAGATCTTACATCTAGAATTTAACTCCTTATTATTTAGAATCATACTCCTGGCTATTTGAAAAACGATTGAGGCCTGATTACGATCTGCTGCTGCTGATATTATTTCCTGTCCTGATTCATTACTACAGAATAATTGGTATAAAACTATAGCAGCACATAGATTAGATTTACCATTTTTTCTAGGTATTTCTATATATACAGTTCTATATTTTCTATATCCATCCTTATCTACCCAGCCAAAAATAGGCTTAATTATTTGCTCCTTTTGAAATTCCTCTAATATAAAAGGCTTACCTCCTAGCTCTCCTTTTGTATGGCTACAAAATTTCTCTATAAAGGCTACAGCCTTATTAGCTTTATGTTCATTATATTTATATTTCATCCCTGGCCTCTAGATACTTTTATATAATTATCAGAGTTTTTATTCTTACTTTGTTTACTTTTAGCATGAATACCCCTCCTCTTTTTTTTCTTATTAGGAGCATATCTCCATACATTTTTTTTAGTAGCCATAATTAATCATTAAAAAAATTAAATTCATTATCTTTAATCTCTAGCTTAGCTGGAGCTGATATTTTTGTTCTACTGCTAGGAGTTAATCCAAAATGAGAGGCTATTTTTATGGCCTGATCTAGAGCCTGTTTACTTACTGTTTGCATAGGTACTATTTGAGAATGTTTAGGATTGCCCTCATCATCCTTGTATATCATGATTCTCCCAGTTTTTCTTAAAGCCTGTTCAGCTTCAATATGTAAAGCCATAGCATTAGAGTAGGCCTCTATTAATTTTAGATCCACCTGAAATAACATCCCTAAATCGTTGAGCTGTTTTACTACTAAATCATACTGCTCTTTACCTATTTTAGATAACCATTTAGGAGCTGCTGGTACTCCTGAAACTTTAGCTACTTCCATAGGATTATCTAGCTCTCTAGATTTTCTAAGAGTACCTCTAGCTTTTTTTAATTCAGTAGGTATTTTTTTTCTTCCAGTCATTTTATATTTTTTAAAACCTAAACTAAAACTAGTTTAAGTTTAGTACCCCTACCCCATCTTAACCCCCCCCCTGAGAGTTTCGGATAAAAAAACACGAAAC